GTGGTCTCAGGTGTCTCCATACCCAGTTCGGCAGACCAGTTAAAGAAGCCGCCGTGCTGCTCTACGACCAGAGCGCTTCCACTGATTAAAACCTCATCATCTCCGTCCTTTGCCTCGTCAAACACAACCACTCCGCCGCAATGCTCCAGCTGATAGCCGGAAGCCTGCACCTCCCCGTTTACCTTTACGGTAACAGGTGAGTTTTTGTCCCAATAGCGCTTTGCACTATCACTGATTGTGTACCTTGTTAGGCTGAGGTCGGGTGAAACAGCTTCATCAGTAAATACTTCCAGCGCATCCTCTGTCTGAACAAATACACCGCCAACCCTTCCTGCAACACTCCCCATCACCCATCACCTCCCAAAAGCTCCTTCAGATTTGATTTGTATTCATCCCTCACATTCTTTGCAATGCGTTCATCCTCAAAAAGCCTTTTTAAAAGCTCTGCAATGTCATGAAACAAATCTGTATCCTTCAGAGAGACGCTTAATTTAACTCCGTTCTGCATTCAACAGCCCTCCTTATGTGTACGCCAGAGCGCCATTTCCTTGAAACTCAATGGATATGGTTACAATGTCATCCACTGGGTCTTCAATAGACAGACCTGAGATTAGTGCCTGGCCGCTGTAATAGTTGGTGTTGTTCACATACAGCTTCAAATCCACATCTGTGCCGTTTAAGAACGCAGTCTGCAGCGCCGCCTGGCCGTTTGCATCGGTGTGAACGTTATATGCGCCTTCTGCGCTTGCCGACCATTCCTTTAAGCCGGATATAAAGTTCTTCCAATCATCCCCGAATGCCGTGGTGTCCAGAGTGTCAATCCCAAGCTCCAGCGACCAGCTGTTTAAAGCTGTCACTGAATTCGCTCCGATCATTACCTTTCCTTTCTTTCCTGCTGTCCCAGCCATCCATGTCACATCCTTTCCTCATAATGAAATTTAAAATCCATATGGCTATACCAACTGTTTGTGTCCGGCTCGTAGCCTTCAACCTCTCCCATTAATAAAACAGCACCGATATCCACTCCTTCGGTGCCGCCCATTATTCCTGTAAAATTCTGAAGGCTCAAGCGGACTTGCTCTGCAAGCGCCTTGCTCTGTGCATAGGTTTCAGCTCTTGATGTAATCTGAAATACTGGAGTTGTGTATCCTGTGTCCCCCTGCAGCGAATGCAGCCGGTCTCCTGAAATCTTTTGATAGGTCACTGCTGGAAGAGGACAATTTTGGGGCAGCATAAGCGGGTAAACCCTTTCACCAGCCAGTGCATGAATACCTGCATTGTTTATTAAATAACTGCACAGCACTTCCTCAAACATGGCTGTCACCTTGCCTTTCCCACTGCCTTGCTGATTTCCTGTGTTACAGTATCTGAAATTTTTTTAAGGTTTTCATCCACCGCAGGCCTTAGATATGGAGTCGCTGGCCGTTCCTTGGTTCCAAGCTCGACAGGTGCAAAATGCCTCGCCTTTCCGCTTTCCCTCGTAACATAGTAAGCTCCCTTGATTTTACGGTTTATGTTCTCAATATCCCCGCCCTGCTTTTTTGTACCGCTTTTAAGTATAAGGCTGTTCCGAAGCTCACCGGTGTCTACAGGCGCTTTTCTCTTTGCCGCCGCCAATACAATCTCCGCACCCTTCCTGGCAGCCTGGTCAAGTGCACCTACAGCAGCATCACTCATCTCCTCAAGTAAATCCATGATTTCCTCTGCACCTTCGATATCTATACCGCCCTTCATCTTTTTTGCCCTTGCAGAATACGATCTTGCCATCAGACCACCTCCCCGTTCTCCTTGCAGAGCAGATACATGGCAATGTTCCTTTCCTCCTTGTTTGAAACATGGAGGATATCATAAATTCTAGTCCCAAACAGTACCCTCATGCTGGTGTCCAATCCCTGGATATAGCGTATGATCATCTGCGTTGTGGCTTCAGCATGAAGCTGCTGTGCTGTGAATAGCTCCTTTCCCGACAGCGGCTCAATGCTTGCCGATACTTCGGCAAACTTATTCCATACCCTTATTTCCTCACCAAAGTTGTTCTTTGTGGCTGTATAAGACTGTATGGTTACCCTGTGCCTCAGTTTCCCAATGGTAAAAAGCGGCTTTACCATATTACCCTGTCCAACATATTGCCTTCTCTGGTTGTTGTTCTTCCATGCCACCTTCTCACCACTCCTTTCTTCTGTATGAAGTAAGGAGCAGGGAGACCGTTTCAGCAAGCTTCCTGACGTCCACATTTTCTCGAAGCTCATGGAACTGGGACACCACATACCATACGGTCGTTTTCACAAGCTCCGGCAGTGTTCCGCCGTCAGCTAGAAAATCAGACAAGGGAAAGCGGAGGACGCTTTCCACAATGTCCTCTGCTGAGGCTATAAAGCTTATGATAAGTGCGTCCTCATGGCTTGAGTCAATCCTCAGGAATGCTTTTGTTTCCTCAAGTGAAACCAATACTACCGCCCCCTTTGTCTTCTGGCTCTTTATTCATCTGCCAGCATCAAGCCCGACGCCTTGAGTTTTGCTAACAGAGAATTAAAGTCAGACCTTAAATCAGCGATTGTGCTTGCAGCACTGTCCGCCTGGTTTGCAGCCGGTTTCAACTCTGTACCGTCAAAGGTCAATTTCCCTTCATCAACTACCCTGATTTCTCCGCCAACAACAAATACATCCCCGCCATCCTTATGATAGTTTTTGGTTGTATTCATAAGCAGTCACCTACGCTTTCATCTGCAGTATTTTCACTGCCTCTGCAAGGGTAAGCTTTCCATCAACCCTCTGTGTTGCCCTAAAGCCCACCTGGCCATTGACCGCGTAAAGCTCGTTGAGTCTCTGGAAGCTCCTGCCCTGCCTGTCGGCAATCCAGTAATACTTGAAGTCACCAAAAGCGATGGCCTTTGCTCCAGCCTCTATGGTTGGAACAGAGGATGAAGTCTTGACCGGCTTGTTTAAAATAGTGTCCGGTTGTCCCGCCTGGACTGCCGGCTGCCATAAGTACTGCCCGTTACCGTCCTTCAGTTTCCTGATTGCTTTGATAGTGGCATCGTTCAACATCCAAGCTGCATTCTTTCTGTAAGGCTCGCGGAGAGAATAGTACAGGTCGATAAGCTCATCAAATGTGATAGCGGTTGATGAAGCAGCCGTTACTCCAGTTTCTCCGCTTCCGATAACACCTGAGGGCTTCGCAGTACCATTGCCGTTAATAAAGGCTGCTTCTTCAGCGGCACCGATCCGTCTTGCAAACTCTTTGGAAATGTAGCCCTCAAGGTTGAACACATTGTCGTTCAAAAGTTCCTCTGAAACTTTGATCATGGTTGCAACCTTGTGAGCACCGAGTGTAATCAACCCAAAGCTGTCATCACTTTCAGGGATTGTACCTTCTTCAGCCACCCAGCTTGCAGTCCCCTTGGTTGCAACTACCGGAATCTGCTTGTCACCCGATGCTGTATTGATGATGGTTGCAAGACCCCTCATGATGTTTACATCTTCAAGTGCGGCAATTAGTGTCTTTTCGTACTCATCAGGAACAAGGTAGCCTCCTTCCGAATCGGTTCCAATCTGCAGGGCGTTTAAAACATCATAGCTGTTCTTGCTCCTCATGTTCTTCCAGAAAGCGTCATTATAGCTCTTTGAAGCTCTGCCCGTTTTTTCAGTTTCCTGATGCCCAACCTCTTGTTTCACAGCACTCCTTACAGGCTTGGAAAGCTCCATCTCCATTTTCTGCTGGCGTTCCAGAGCTTCAATTTCCCTTCCCATAAGGACAATGTCCTCTTCCATCTTTTCATACTGGTTCAAATCTTCGGTTGTCATCTTGCCTTCGCGTTCATTTAAAAAAGCCTTGGCGGATTCCCAAAGCTTGTTCCTTTTTTCAGTCAATTCAATTATTTTTGACATCTCCATTACCTCCATTTTTTTGTGTTTAAAAGTTCAAGCCTTTTGTGCAGGTTCTGCACATCAACCCTGCCCTTTAGTTCCTCAGCCACAATCTGCCTGAATGAATTCAAAAGCCCTGCAACATCAAGCTGTTTTTGCGCTTGTGCCGCAGGGCTTTTCTTTTCAGGCTTCATTTTTTCAAGTTTGTTTGTCAGGTTTAATGCTACAGTCCTTCGGTCGAACATATAGCTGTCCATAAGGAGCGGCGGGTCGTTTGCCAGTTGGTTCTCAGCCGTTCCCTTCTGGTACAGTATCGTGTCAGCAAATCCGAGTTCAACAGCCTTCTTTGCATTAAACCAGGTCTCATCATCCATCATGTGGGATATTCTTGATCTGGAGAGTCCCGACTTCAGTTCGTAAGCATTGATGATGCTTTCCTTGACCTCGTTCAGCATTTCTATAACACCTTCAAAGTCACTTGCCTCTCCGAACATAATGGTCACGGGATTATGAATCATCATTAATGATGTGGGTGACATTTCAACCGTGTCTCCAGCCATTGCAATAACCGATGCCGCGCTAGCGGCAATCCCGTCAATCCTAACAGTGACCTTGCCGTTATATTCCTTAAGCATGGTATATATCTGCGAGGCTGCAAACACATCCCCTCCGGGACTGTTAATCCATAGGGTTATATCCCCCTTGCGGTTTATCAGCTCCTCCTTGAAAAGCTTAGGCGTCACCTCATCCCCAAACCAGCTTTCCTGCGCTATGTATCCGTCAAGGAAAAGGGTGTTTTCCTCATCCAGCCAGTTCCAGAATTTTTTCACCTTTTGGTTCCTCCCTTCCTGTTTTGTGTACCGGACTGCTCCGTCCAGCTTCCAGCCTTTGAAATTTCTACCATATTGCCATTAACCAAATACTTGTTTCCCCCTTCCTCATCCGACACAAGGTTCATATCCTCAAGCTCCCTTATGTCATTGGCCGACAACCACCCATTCTGCCTGCCCACTGCATAGCCTTCCATCCTTGTTTTGAAATCCCCGCGCAAAAGCCCGTCAACATTGAAGCGGATGAAGTATTCCTTCCTTTCCTCCGGCATAAGGAGCTGCCTTTTCATTGCCTGCTCCCACCTGACCAGCCATGGTCTTATGGTATGGACCACAAATTCAATAGACTGATGCTCGATATTGTTGTTTGTGCTTCTCTCCAGATCACCTACCATGTGAGGAGGCACCCTGAATATCCTGCAGATTTCACTGGTCTGGAACTTGCGTGTTTCCAGGAACTGCGCCTGCTCCGGCGGTATGCCTATGGTATTGAATTTCATACCCTCTT